GTCTCATAGGTAGTTTCATCACTGCCAATTACTTCAATATCAACTTCTGTTTTTATCCATTTTTCTTTCATTATTTATTTCTCCTTAAATTAGTTAATAATAGAGCAGACCGTTTAAACAGTCTGCTTTCGGTTTGAACTAACTAACTAGCGTAGTATGAATTACCACACGAATTTCTACAATCCCAAGTATCATACAATATTCCTTCCTTTATGCAGGTTAAGTGCCTGGCAGTAAGAATTATGTATGTGCCTTCGGTTTTGTAGTTTTTCAAACGAACTTTTTTGTTGTGTCCGTTCTTCATAGGGCTATGTTTTTTCCAGCCCAGTGAAAAAAGGTATGGTTCGTAAGTCTGTTTAGCGTTTGGAAGGTAGCCAGTAGTAATTGCTAAATTACACAAATCCCTAAAGACTTTCATATAATCAAGACCTGTTCCGTGTGCTATTGCTCTAATAACACAATCAAAAGTTATGTCTTTTTTATATTTAGTAGAGAAATACTTTTCTCTACCACCAAACGACTTTTTGTATTGAACTCCACCTATTGTGGTATTTTCCCACTTTTTCATAAAGCGTTTAATGTCTTTAAGAACTTCTTTATCTTGTTCTATATCATATTCTTGAGAAGAAGTAAAGAGATGATTGTCTCTATGATACCGAAGCTCACTTATGATTTCTTGTGGCGTTTTCAAAGTAAATTCAGTCTCTTCAAAAGGGTCTACATATATCCCATTTTTATTTTGTTCAAGGTAGCTGTTGCTAGTGTCAAAACTTGGACATATAGAACACGCTTCTTCAAACATAGACTTCATTACTTTTTTTTCCGTTTTATTCATTATTTATTTCTCCTTAATTAGTTAATAGACTAGTAGCAACCGTTTAAACAGTTACTACTAGTTTCGGTTTATAACTCTAATAATTTCTTATTGGACTTATTTTCCCATAATATTTATCATACGGCGTATGATATTTTGCAGGAAAGTGCCAGTAAGAATAATCAAAGTCACAACTTTTTGGAGTGTTGCCTGGTTTGTGAAATCTAATTGCGCAGTTAATAGATAGATTTCTACTTCCAGGAGCTTCCGTAGTGCTGACCCATTTGTGTTTATTGTAATAGATGTAGTCAAAATAGATTGAAATATCATATATATTTGATATTAGTCTTCTATCTTCTGGAAGCGTTTCACCGTATTGGTTTGTTACTCCCCACTTGTCATTAACAGCCCACTCAAACTCATCATATCCAGTTTTTACATACTCTAGACAAAATCCAGGAGATTTACTGTCTACGTCTCTGGTAAGATGAAGGTCTTCAACTAATCGCAATATCTGTAGCGTTGAAGAATTGCTAAAGTTTTCAAAATTCCAAGATTTTATATACTGCCAACAAACTCTTCTTTCATCTTTATTTTTTATTTCTTTTGTATATTGAAACATTTCTGTAACTGGTTTTACCCAGCCACCGTTATTAGATTTAAGAGAGTTTGCTACTCCGTATTTATGAAGCAATAACTCTATTAATCTGTCTCTGCAGTGGTCATAACAAGGTATACTATTACTTGTATTTCTATGCTCTATATCCCACTTAACAGTGCCTACTTCTCTTCTCTCGTCTTCTGTGAGAGGAGATTGTATTATTGCTCTGTCATTGTATCTGTGTATGTTCGTGTCTGTTCTTACATTTAGGTATTTATTATTCATTATATTTCTCCTTAATTAGTTAATAGACGGTAGCCGTTTAAACAGCTACCGTTTCGGTTTATCCAGTTTTAATATATACTCCTTCGTTGCTGTCATCTACACCAAAGAATATTGTTCCTTCTTCGTAGTCATATCCAACACGAAAAGGCTCTTTAAATGTTCTGAAATACATATCATCATCTATCTTTTCTTTTGGTATGTCATCAATCAAAACACAGCCTATTGCTCCACTGTCAACTGGAAGGGAAGCAACTTTGTTACCACTTTTTAAAAGCTTAACAGAGTATTGACCGTCTCCGTGATGTGTGCCAAAGTCTGCAACTTGAATAAAGTTTTTAGTGTTCCAGGACTTGTCGCCATTTTCGTCTCTGAATAATCTAAAAACTCCTTGAAGATGAATAGAGTTATTTAAGTGTTCTAACTCGTGACTTACAGGGAAAACAAGAGATGATAACTGTCCTTTGTGGTCTTCGTCTAGAACATAACACAAGTCTCCAATATAGTATCTTCCTGCTGGCATTAATTGTTGGTCACACTCAAGTTTAGCAACATTGAAGGCTATTCTATATCCATAAGTGCAGATAGCTCTGTCAGATGATAAAGATATCTTTTTTTCTTCATCTAGTCTGTTTTTGTCAACAGTCGTGATAAAGTTTCCTTCTGTGGTTACTGGTTTATTACTTTCATATTTTCTTAATATCATTATTTATTTCTCCTTAATTAGTGAATAGACGGTAAGCGTTTAAACACTTACCGTTTCGGTTTACTTGTGATGTGCTACTTTATTATAGCCTAATGTTTCCAACTCAAACATATCTATTGTTTCGTTGGCTTTATCTTTACCATAATTTTTATCAATTATTCGCAAAGACATACTAATTAGATTAGATGAATAAGGAGCTACATCTATTGTATCAACATAGCTTTCAATATCATCTCTTAATTGTTCTAATGTTTTTTCCGTTTTATTCATTTTATTTCTCCTTAATTAATTAGTAATAGAGCAGACCGTTTGAACAGTCTGCTTTCGGTTTACTTGTGATGTGATTATGTGATAGGGTAATTATTTATAGTTAATATCTAACTTCACTTTTCATCTTGTCTCTTTTTTTCTGCAATCTTTGGACAGTATCAAAGTCAAGATTGTGTTTTCTTATGTAAGATAGAAACTTCTTTTTTAGGTCTGGCTCGAATTCAGCTTTAAGATTTGAGCTTAATGTGTAGTCTTTTGTTCTTTTGCTGTTTAAATCATCACACCAATTTTCATCTTCATCAAAACCTAGTATATATGTATCTGGCTTTAGAATTTGAAAATCATATTTTCCTGGATTAAAGAGCAACTCTTTTACATTTTCTTCATACCATTTCAACCACTTTTCCATTATTTATTTCTCCTTTAATTAATTAGTAATAGAGCTAGCCGTTTAAACAGCTAGCTTTCGGTTTTGAAAAAACCTGGAGCTACCTAAACCTCATCAGTATTACTCGGTAGCTCCTATCAAGGAGAGAAATTTTAATGTTGTCCAATTGTCAAAAAACTGCCTTCTATAGATTTAAAGAATTTTCAGTGTGAGACTTACAACTGCTCGCAGGATAGGGCTTTCAACCACGATAATATACTTATGCCACTCATATATTATCTCTTTCTATTTCTATGAGAATTTCTCCTGGTCTGAAGCTTCTTGTCTATAAAATTGTTAAATATCTACGTCAAATTCGTAACAACTTACAAAAGAATATCCATTTGTGCAAATAATATTTGTTTTTATCTCTATAAATCAGCTCAAAATCACGGTAGAAATATTTCCAGGATTACATACTTTTAAGCCTGTAAAATCTTTTCTAGAAATATATTAAAAGCAATATTTTGCTATCCGTTTAAACGGTTAACGCTTACTAGTAAAATTACAAACCGACCAGTCGGTTTATTTTATTAAAGTAGTTATTATTTTTGCTATCCGTTTAAACAGTTAGTAAGAAAAAAACGTATATTTTAAAAAACCGTAAAAAACGCTAAAAAGATAAAAAAAGCTATATAATTAACTCCAGAAGCTAAAAATAAAGCGTTAGAATAGCCCTAAAATCGATTTAAATAGGTTGAGGTATATGAAGGTATAGGTAAAAAAAAAGCCCCAAATTAATGAGGCTTTTTTTGTTTTAGCGTGGTTTTACTTGTGCTTTAAGTAGTCGCTAACTATTGACGTTTTACCACCAATATTAAACCAGCCAGAAGCGTCAATTTTTACGCTCTCTGTTGGCGTTTCCAGATACAGCTTTTTATTGCGCTGTCTTATTCTGGCAGTTAATCCCATAGTTTCAAAGAGACCGTTTAAACGCTCTTTAGTGGTTGGCGTGTTCCAGCCTGCCAGCGTAAAGCTTACAGCCTGCCCTACGTGATGGTATCCACTCATACCGTTAGGGTTGAAAGTAGCTATTAGGTTGCCAAATAGATACAGCGCAACGTTTACAGGTCTACCGTTAAAGTGGTCCACTTTTACTTCTGAATTGTTCACTTTTTGCGCTCTGTAATTTCTGAACGCTTCCGTGATTTTTTTCGTGATTAATCTCATTTTAATTACTCTCCTTTTTTACTATATCCTGGACTACTTTAGGCAGACTGTTTAAACGGTCTGGGTTGTCCTGGACTTTTTGAACTGTGCTGTGAAATATACCAAGCTTGTTTTTAGGTCTCCCTGTTGTGTAAACTTGCTTAATATTAAAATGCGTATTTTTCATTGTTTTAATCTCCTTAATTGTAGAGCTAGGGTAACCGTTTAAACGGCTACCCTGTAAGCTCTGGTTTATTTTAGTTTCTGTAGTAACCATTATTCCCTTTTTTGCCCTGTTTTTCTTTTACTAGTCTCATTGCTTCAGTAAAGAAATCCAGAGGAACACGAACAGCGTCTTTTTTCGACTTAAAGGCGTTGTTCTTGTGTTTAGGTTTAAACTCCACTAATAACGCTCCATTTTTGCCACTACGTAGGCAGGTATTATTGAAGGTCAATATCTGCTGGGCTGAAGCTCTTATTATTAGGGGTTCATATTCGCAACAGCTACAAGTTACTTTTATGTTTCTTGTATCTGCTGGGATATGTGGAACAGTTAGCGCTTTGCCTGGAAACTTTCCAAGCTTTTCAGCTATCTGTTTAAGTATACCGTTTAAACGCTCACCTGCAACGGTAGACGTTGGAATTCCTTCCAGCCCTACCTTCTCCATATAACCAGCAAAAACGTGGTTATGACCGTTAACATTATTGTCTACGGCGTGGATTATTTCGTGGGTTAGGGTTGCCAACATTTCAAGCTCATTATCTCTATCAATATTTAGGATAATTTCGTTGACGTTGTCAGCGCTCATTTGAGAAGGGCAACACTGTCCAAGCGTGTGCTTGTTAGCGTTTGATTTGGTTGCTCCCTTGCTCATAAATCCAATCGATATTCTGATTTTATTATGAACCTTAATGCCAGCAGGTAAAAAGACAAATTCTACTAGAAGGTCTTTAGCTTTATTTAGCCAATCTTCTCTATTAATTGCCTTCTTAACTGCTGTTTTTTGTATTGATTTTTTCATTGTTTTTATCTCCTTATTTTGTCAAATACAGTAGGAATATAACATATAATAACCAGAAAACAAATAAAAACCGTTTAAACTGCTACGGCTGGGGGTTACTGGTAGGGCTACATAATTAGGGCTATATAAACTATTACAAGCGTATGAATAAATATAACTAGTTATAATTAATAAGCGTTTAAACAGCTATTAAAAGTATGGCAGGCTGTAGCTAGCCAACATTATAAAAGTATGGCAGGGTATAGCTAGCCAACATTATTATTTTAATAGGTTGAAGGCTAGCAGGTAGATAATTTTGAAGGGCTAGAAAACGGCTGTAATATAACATTGTAGGGCAGATTGTCAAGTTTTTATAGCTTCGTCGAGGGTATCCCCCCTATCTACAGAGAAATATAACTAGCTCCACTTTTTACTTGACATTAATAATAATTGTATACCCAGAGGAGAAAAGCTAGGATTTTCAACTAAAAAAGCTAATCCTAATCAAAGCTAGGGGGCGCGCCAGATTGAAAAAAAAGAAGAACACGCATACTTGCCCTATTTTTTTAGTTTTCTAGGTTTCTGGATAGCTGTAAGTGTTGATATATAAGGAGTTAGGAATACAGATAACTATACTAACTATACTAGCTAGTATGTTAGCAGTTAGTTCTAACTGAATTTAAAGACAAAACAGCCTGAAGTCAAGTATAAAACGTATTAGGTTTATAAAAATATTGTAAAAATTTTTTTCTTGACTTTTTCCCAATTATTGTTTTAGACTCTTAGTATGAGACAGAAAAAGAAAAAACCTACTAATAAAGACTTAGTATACAATATAGCCCTCAATAAGAGTTTTATCAATGAAGTTTTCCAAAGACTAATGTTGTTAGAAGAAGTCATATATAAATATATAGAAATGAAAAAAGAAACTAAAAAATTTAATAAATATATACAAGATGAAATTGAAAAGAAGGCTGCAGAAGATGCTAAAAATACCAAAAAAGAACCTAAATCTTCAGATTAACGGTCATAAGTACGATATTCGCTTTATAGAAGGAAAAAAAGCGATGTATGGTACAGATGATATGGAGATTTTAGGAGCAGTTTCTATGCGTAACTGCGATATTATAATAGAACGCAATATGAAACATACAAAAATTCTAGAAGTATTGTGCCACGAGGTAGTACACGCCCTTACACACGGTACGAGTTTAGAGATGACAGAAACACAAGTCCAAGTAGTTGCCAACTCCTTGTACCAACTTGGAGTTGGACACTATCTATGGGAAAAAGCAGGAGGGAAATATGATTCCTAATTATGATGCTATCGTTAAAAAAGCAAAATCGCTGTGTGATAACAAGAATATTGACTATGCACAGCAACAAGAACCGTTTTCTAACTTTCAAATGGTAGAAGCCTTAAAAATATGTGAAACTTCTACAGGTATTCTAGTTAGAATTTCCGATAAAATAGCTAGAATTGCTAATTTATTGAAGAGAAATGGTAAAATAGCAGTATCTGAAGAAAAACTTGAAGACACTATGTTAGATTTAATAAATTATAGTATAATACTACTAAGTTATTATATGTATGAACAAGAATACAATATGTATAATGATTTAGAAAATGGAGAAAAGAAAAATGATTAATCCAGGTAAAATATTAGAGCATAATACTAAAAAAAGAAAAGTAAATTTACACTGCCTAACTGATATACACGTAGGGAGCAAAGTATTTGACAGAGCATTGCTATTAAAAGCAATAGATAAGATTAAAAAAGACCCAAATGCCTTATGGTTTGGAAATGGTGATATGTTAGAGTTTATACCACCTAACTATCATATACCAGAGGGAGACCAGGTTTTTGATAATAACGAACAATATTCACAATTTGTTGAAATGGTGAGACCAATACTAAGTAAATGTGTATTTTTACGTGGTGGAAACCACGATACATTGCGTTCTGTACGATTAGCTGGTATTGATATTATTCGTGTGCTATGTGATGACCTAGAAGTACCATATTTCCCTTTTCCTGGATATACGGTAATTAATTATGGAACAAATAGATTTACATTTGCTAGTGGTCACGGTAAAAGTGGAGCTAAAAATGGAGATTTAGAGCTAATTAGGTTAAGAAACATATTTCCTGATGCTGATATGTATTATTTAGGGCATAACCATCAATTATACGCTAGACCAGTAGATTCGTTTGAAATTATGCAAGATAACGAAGAAGTTAAACGACAATGGTTTGTACGTGGTGGCTCATTTATAGGATATGCAGAATATGCACGATATGCTATGTTTGAACCACAAACAAAAGGATGGGTTGAAATACGATTAAGTGACAAAGACCCTGAATATATAGTACATCGCAAATGAAAAAAAGGATTATAAAGCAGAAGGAGCATATAGTATACGAAAATCTAGATGAACTTAGGCAGGTTATGCCAGATGAACAAGTTTACGATGATTGGAGGACTGCTCCTGTATTTGCTTGGACATTGACAGATGATGAGCAGGTTTGTCAAGTCTTAGAAAAAGGAAAGGTGGACAATCAAGACTATGTTCGCACAGCTATCGGTATGTTTCGTAACGCTCCTTCTGCTAAAATGGAAGGAAAGCTACGAGAAAATATTTATGCCTTTAGTGGAAAGTCTGCAAGGAGTATTCTTAAAGATAGAATAAATCCTAGCAAGCAAGAATTTTTATTTGCTAGATATGTTGCAAAAGGAGATGGAATTGTAGAAGCTTTTAAAAAAGCTTATCCTAAAGCCAGCTCTGAAAAATATATCAAAGAGCAAAGTAGTATGTTATTAAAAACAGAAAGGATAAAAACCTTGATAGATAAAGAAATAGAAAAAATATTAAATGAAACAGAAATTACTCCTAAATATCTTCTATTAAAGACAAAAGAGATTGTAGATAATGAAGAAGCAAAAGATAGTGATAAGATTTCGTCGCTAAAGATGCTAATGGAAATATCTGGATTATTAGGTAAAAAAGAACAAAAAACTGAATCAATTTCATTGTTTAAAGGATTTTCTCCTGAACAACTTGAATTATTGGAGGGGAAAAATGTCAAAAAAATTGCAAGCCAAGAAAGAGAAATGCATAGATTGCCAGATGTGCAACAGAGTAGTAAAACTGAAGAAAGCTAAACTTCAGTATAATGACTTTATAATGTATTCAATCTTTGATATTCCTCTTGATAGGTATATTACAATAGATTGTGACTGTATGTGTGTATATGATGAAGATATGGATTTAATTGCATTTAGCAGGGATTTTATAAGTAACTATGGAAAATCTTAATATAAGTGAAAAGGAGATGCTGTTACATAAAGCATCTAAGGATTTGATACTGTTTGGTAAGTTATTCTTACCAAATGATTTTTTACATAAATCAGCTTCTCCTCCTTTTCATTATGACTTAGGTAAAAAATTAATTAGTACAAAACCAGGAGCTCGTATTTGTAATGTTTTACCTCGTGGTTTTGGAAAATCAGTATTAATGAAGGCTGCAATTATGCATAGGCTTTGTTTTACTCCACAAGACCAGGCTATGTTTATGGCTTGGGTTGCAGAGGAACAAGGACAATCTATTGACCACTTAAAGTATATTCGTTCACATTTAGAGAATAATCAAGCTATAAGC